AACCAACCGTACCGGCTCCCCCATTGCCTATACGTTCGATCAACTGCTGCATGTTGACGACGGCCCGACCGCAGCCGGGAAGACGGTCTACGGCGGCACGGGCGTCGCCACGGCGCTGAAGGTTGGCACCACGTCGGCCTCGGTCGGCAACGTGCAGTTGACCGGCAACACGGTGCAGGCCACCACAGGCAACCTCATGCTGGGTTCCAACATTGCATTTGACAGTGCCAGCAACGCCCGCACGGCGCTGGGCCTCGGCACGATGGCGACCCAGAACTCGGGCGCTGTCGCCATCACGGGCGGCACTGTGTCGGGCGTGGTGTTTAGCGGCTCGTTCTCCGGCATGACGCTGGTCGAGTCCGTAACACTGGCAACTGGCAATGCAGCCACAGGATGCAACCTCAATGGCAGCACACTAGCCGCTGATGGCACCGACACCAACATCGACCTAAACATCACGCCCAAGGGCACGGGCGAGGTGAACATCACCAACATCGACGTGGTGAGCGGCAAGGTACCGTTCAGCACCATTACAAACCGGGCCTACGCTGCGTTCTCTGATGTTACCGACCAGACGGGTAGCACGACTGTCCCAACCGCTGTGAAGTTTGGTACGACGGAGGTCGCAGGCGCTGGTATCACTATGGTGACAGATGGTACCAATCTCACGCGCTTGACCTTTGCTGCGGCGGGTACCTATGCTGTGATGCCAAACCTCCAGTTCGCCAACTCGGATACGGCTGACCACGATATAACGGTCTGGTTTGCGCTGAATGGCACGAACATAGCTCGCTCTGCCACCAAAATATCAATACCAAAAGCCTCAGATGGCGGCAGTGCGTTCTTCCAGATCGTGTTCTACGCAACCGTGACTGCAAGTCAGTACATCCAAGTGTATTGGCTTCCCGAGAATGTCGCAGTCACGCTGGACTTCACGGTACCGGCCATTGGCCCGCCGTCGATCCCAGCGATCCCATCTGCAATCATCTCCGCTGAAAGGATTGCGTAATGGCAAAGACACCAGCATGGGCTCGCAAGGAAGGCAAGTCTGAGAAAGGCGGGCTGAACGCCAAGGGGCGTGCGTCCTACAACAAGGCCAATCCGGGTAAACCCGGACTGAAGGCTCCGCAGCCTGAAGGTGGCTCGCGCAAGGATTCGTTCTGCGCAAGAATGACCGGCATGAAAGAGAAGTTGACTTCCGCAAAGACAGCCAACGACCCCAACAGCCGGATCAACAAAAGCCTTCGGGCGTGGAAATGTTAACAAGGAAACATTATGAAAAATACACCAATGCGCGGTCAATCTACTGCAAAAAGCAAAGCTAACCCCTTCGGCAAGGGCGAATCCGCAAAGATGGAAGCTACCGAAAAGAAAACGGCACCGGGCAAAAAAGCCTATGCTGCTATGGAGAAAAAGTTTGAACCCGGTATGCACAAAGCTAAGAAGTAACCGTGGCAACCAAGTCTAAAGTCAACGCCGCTGGCAACTACACCAAGCCCGAACTGCGCAAGCGGATCGTGTCGCAGGTGAAGTCTGCTGCGGTGCAAGGTACCGGTGCTGGGCAATGGAGCGCACGCAAAGCGCAACTTGTTGCCAAGAAGTACAAGGCCGCTGGCGGTGGGTATAGGGACTGACATGAAAGCCCCACAGAAAAGCCTCAGAGACTGGGGCGACCAAAAATGGAGAACCAAAAGTGGTAAAAAATCTTCTGACACGGGTGAACGATACCTTCCTGAAGCTGCGATTAAAAGTCTCAGCCCTGCTGAGTATGCTGCAACAACACGTGCGAAGCGCATGGGCAAAGCTGCGGGGAAGCAATTCGTAGCCCAGCCAAAATCTGTCGCAAAGAAAACTGCGCAGTACCGATAGTCAACCAACAAAAGGAAAATCTAGATGAGCAAAATGTACATCCGAGTCAAGGCCGACGGCTTCATTTATGATTTCAACCCCATTCTGGCGAAGAACCCGGACTGCGAAGTCGTGCCCGAGGAGATCGCCTACCCTGAGCGGTTCATCCCTCCGGCTGCTGCGCAGCGTGTTGCCGAGGCTGTGAAGGCAACTGGACGTAAGAAGAAGGGTGCGCTTGACTTATCAACTGATGACATTCCAGAGGCTCCGCCGTATACTCCTGCTGAACTGGCTGAAGAAGCCTCACGAGGATTGCCTGCATGACACCCAACGAAGTCATCACCGAAGCGCGTCGTCTGATCCAAGACACCAAGGTTCCGTTCCGCTACAGCGACACGGTGCTGCTGGGGTTCGTCAATCAGACGCTCAAGCGCATGGTGATGCTTCGCCCTGATCTGTTTGCAGTGATCGGGGATATTCCGACAACTCCAGCCACCGTGCTGCAAAGCTGCCCTGCGGACTCGACACGGTTGATCGAAATCTTCCAAGTCAAGGATGGCGATGCCATCACGGAAGTCAACCGCGAGACACTGGATCGCACGGCCCCCGGTTGGGTGCGCGAGACTCCCGGCCAGCCCGTGAACTTCATGCGCCACGTGCGCAACCCCAACAGGTTCTTCGTGTACCCCGCCCCCGTGGCGGGTGTCGTGCTTGTCGGGGAGTACGCTCAGACCTCGCCTGACTACACCCTCGACCAAGAGATCACGTTCCCCACCGACGCCTACTTCCCTACGACTGTAGATGGCGTGGTGTTCTTGGCTGAGTCCATTGACAACGAGCACGTTAACTCAGGCCGCGCCAAGCTGTTCCAAGACTCGTTTATCCAAGGGTTGGGCGTGTCGTTGCAGTCGCGCACAATTACTGATACCGAAGCAGGCGGGCAAGACCCGAAACAGGTGATCTGATGGCCGACCGTACCTTCGCTTCCCTCGTGCCCCGTGTGCAGGCTTCTGTGCCGGGGTGCCCGAACGCCACCATCGTGCAGTACATCCGCGACTCGGCCATCCGCACGTGCGAGCGCACGCTGTACTGGCGCTACCAAGTGCCGCTGTTCAACTTGTTGCCCGGTGTCAGTGAGTACGCCTACAACAAGCCGGTGACTACCGACGTGCATGTGATGTTCGAGGCGGTGGTCAACGACCGCCCCTTGGAGCGCCTGACGATGGAGAAAGCCATCGAGTTGTACCCCCAGTGGGCTGACCTCTACAGCGGGCAAGACCCGGCTGTAGCGTGGCGCCTGACACCGCCCAGCGGCACGTTCAACGCGCCTGAGTACAACGAGGCTCTGTTCAACGACCAGCCCGTGTACACGGTGCCCGACGCCATCATCGCGGACGCCAGCACCCCCCAGTCCATCACGCAAGTGACCCCGGACAAATACATCATCCTGCCGCTTCCCAACAACGACAAGCCGTACCGGTGCCGCATGTTCTTGGCGCTCAAGCCCAAGCGCAGCGCCAGCGCGATGGATGAGGTGATCTTCGACGAGCTTGAGGAAGTCATCATGCACGGGGCGCTGCAACATCTTCTGGTGTTGCCGAGCCAAGCGTGGTCTGATCGTGAGCTTGCTGCGTACCACGCCAAGCAGTACGTGTACCAGACCTCTGAGCGTCGTGCTCGGGCCAACCTCGGCAATGTGCGCGGCACCATGCGGGTGCGGATGCAACCCTTTGGAGCCTGACATGGGAATCAAACTGACCAACAACGCTTTTGCCACCGTACCCAGTGCGGTGTCTAGCACGCAGACATCGCTCACCGTTACGGCAGGCAAGGGGGCGCTGTTCCCGATCCTCGGCGCGACCGATTACTTCTATGCCACCTTGAGTGACGTGAACAACAACTTCGAGATCGTGAAGGTCACGGCTCGCACCGATGACGTGATGACGATGGTTCGGGCACAGGAGAGCACACTGGCGATCCCGTTTGCGGCCAATAGCCGCTTTGAGCACCGGATCACTGCGGCGACGATTCTGGCGATCATCGACGAAACAGACGACTACTTGCTTCTCTGAAAGGACACAACATGGCTACCGTAACCCCCGCATTTGATTTCGTCGCCACCCAGTCGGGTAAAACGCCCCGTGTGACGTGGGCGGACATCGTGACTGGCGACACCCTTACGACCTTCCCCGTCGCCGCGCAAGCCGCTGTAGCGGGCGCTGTGCAGTTCGGCGGCACCTTCGGCGGCGCAACCATCGGGCTGCAAGTTTCCAACGACGGCACGACTTACTTCGACATGAGGGACTTGGGCGGCACCGTGATCAGCGCCACAGCGGCTGCGCTGTTTGAGTTTACGACTGCTGCGATGTATATCCGCCCGGTGATCACGGGTGGCGCGGCCAACGCCGTTGACGTGACTGTGGTGCTGCGAGGCTGATATGGCGCTGAACATCGTCCTGATCATGCGGCGCATTCGGAGGCAGACCTCTGCGCTCCTCAACAACCTGCTGCTCGAAGACGGCGATGATATGCTGCAAGAAGACGGCTCGTACATCCTGCTGGAGTAAATATGGGAATCCAACTCAAGAACAACGCCGTAGGCTATCTTGCCACCGCAATCAATGCGTCGGACACGGGTGCCGTGCTCCAGACGGGCAACGGGGCCAGCTTCCCTGCACTGGGCGCGACCGACTACTTCTACGCCACGCTGGAGAGCACAGGCGGCACGCTGGAGATCGTGAAGGTCACGGTGCGTTCTGGAGATTCCCTGACCATCACACGTGCGCAAGACGGCTCGACGGCCAACTCGTTTGCTGCCGGGTCGCGGTTTGAGTTGCGCGTGACTGCTGGGTCAGTCGTTGGGTATGTGCAGGATCGCATCGTATCGGTTCGAGATTTTGGGGCCGTCGGGGATGGGGTTACGAACGATACTGCCGCATTTACATTAGCTAGGGCGGTAAATACTCGCTACTTTATTCCAAGTGGAACCTATTTGCTTGACGCATCACCAGATGTTTGGACAGATTGTTTTCAAGCAGCAGGCAACACGTTTATCAAGATTGGCGCAACAACCTACAATGTTAGCAACGCATTTGCTGGTAGATTACGATACAGCGTAGGTAGTAATGTTTTGACTTTTATTGTTGATGCAGTTACTAATAACAATGTTATTGGCATTCAAAACAGTCAGCCCGGAACCGCAACTTATTTTACAAGAGGTTTGGCGTTTACGACTGATAGCCATTTCATTCAAGCGCAGCCAGCGACCAATGGTGGTTCAACAGACCTGTTGTTCCAACGATCTACATTAAACGCTGACCCCGCAGGCAATCGGTTTAATCTTACATTTGAAGAAAATATAGATCGGTTGTTGTTAAGCTATGCAACCACGGCGAGCGGAGCGCCAGCGTTTGATACTGCTATGCAGATCATTGCAGGGACAGTACCTTCATTAGTGTTTCCTGCGTTGATTTTGAGCATGAAACAAGGCTACACGATTCAAACCCGTGCTTTAGGTGCTTTGGTAATTCAAAACTACCCAACGTCTGATACCACACAAGCCATTCGGGACGCCACAACTGGTAATGTCCTTCAGAAAATAAACAGAACGCGCCAAGATTTGGCTGGCGTTGCTTTTGATACTTTGTTTGACACGCCGCAAGGAGTTACGCAACCACGCATGTTTGGTGGGGTCTTCAGTGATACGGGTAGCACCCGAGATGGTGATCTGCCGATCACGAAGAATCTCTGGAGTACCCTTGGGGCGACCAATGGCAATCAGGTCATCGGCACGCTAATGGTTGCGATTGCAACCAGTGCTGGCAATGTCGGATACCGGGAATCGCGTTTTGTTTTTAACGGCACCACTGTCACGCTAACTGATCTTGTCAACACGCTACCTGTTCAAGTGGTAGCAACCGTTGCTGTGTCTGGTACGAATCTACAGTTCCAAGCCTCATACGCTGGGGGGCTTGGCGGTGGTTGTACAGTCACAGCGATGATCAACTGGTGCGGCGCTGGCCGCTAAATATGAGGAACCAAAATGGCTGATGCAAAAATTTCCGCATTGACAACTGCTTCGGCGTTGGCAGGCACCGAGGTGCTGCCTATTGTGCAGTCCAGTACCACCAAGAAAGTGGCGGTTAACGATCTCACGGTAAAAAACATCCGGTCGAACGCAACAACTGGTTTGCTTCAGATCGCTGGGCCTGCTGCTGCGGCGACTCGCACAATGACTGTGCCCGACGCAAATTTTACTGCGGCACGTACTGACGCAGCGCAGACGTTTACGGGCGTGCAGACGTTTTCCAGCGATCTTGTTGTCAATGGAATTGCTGTTGGTAAGGGCGCGAGCCGTGTCTCGACGAATACGGCGGTTGGTGTTAGTGCGCTGGCTGCAAACGTTGCGGGAAGTTTGAATGCGGCGTTTGGGCGCACAGCTTTGATGCTGAACACGGGTGGCATTGAAAACACCGCAATTGGTGGCAACGCATTGCAATCAAATGTTGGTGGTAATTCTAATGTTGGCGTTGGAACGTACAGTCTTGTTTTAAACGTCTCGGGTGCAGCAAATACCGGCGTAGGCTGGGGGTCGTTGCGTTCGTCAACAGCTTCGAACAACACCGGCTGCGGATTTTATGCTGGTTACGACCTAACGACAGGTTCAAATTGCGGGTTTTTTGGATACAACGCGCAACCATCCGCTGCTGGTGTCAGCAATGAATACACATACGGCGACGCCAACGTGACCAAGCACAGGTTTGTCGGCGGAGATATTGTCATCGGCACCTCGGGCAAAGGCATTGACTTTTCTATTACATCATCAGGCTCTGGCACGATGACCAGCGAGTTGCTGGCTGACTATGAAGAAGGCGACTGGACGCCAACCTTTACTCGTGACACGCCTCCTACGTTTACTTACGGCACGGTTGTTGGTAAGTACACAAAAATTGGTGATACCGTAGCAGTGCAAGGTACGATGTTCTTCACGGTCACTTCAGCAGGCGGTGGGCTTTGCTACATTGGCGGCTTACCGTTTGCCACGACTAGCACATCTGCTTACTCGGCAACTGGTTCGGTGTCCTATGCGGACTGCTTGTCTGGTGGGGCAGACAGTGTGTATGTTGGCGCTGGTGGAACAGGGATGGTCATCACAGTCAATGGAGCTTTTCCATCGACTGGTTTTGCCACGGGTCGGCTGTATTTCAGTATCACCTACAAGGTGTAAAACATGGCACTCACAAAAGTTTCGTATTCGATGATCGAGGGTGCTTGCGTCAATGTGTTTGACTTTATCCCAGCAGCACAAATTCCTCTGATTCAAACCCATAATGTTGCGGCGCAAGACGGCGCGGCCATTGTCACAGGCATCAACGCAGCATTAGAGTACGCGAGGCTGCGAGGCAATCCTACATCATATATAGCGCGTCCTGTGGTGTTCATGCCTGCTGGCACATACAGAATCGCAGACTCAATTGTTGCCAAAGACTATGCGTGTCTTCAAGGTGAAGGCCCGAGAAGCACGTTCATCAGTACCTCTTTTGTCGGCAAATCAGCAATTCGCGGTCAGTACGGGGAAAATCCCGCATATGGCGACAGAACTGTTGGGTGGGATATGCGAGACTTTGCAATTGAAAATTCACTGCACAACGCGCTTGGTGTACTTGGTCTAGCGCAAGGTGGTAGTGCAAACACGATCATCCTTGATTCCACTTCCAGTGCTGTTACTAACTATTATGTTGGCTGGCTTGTAAAACTGGAAGGTGGCCCCGGCTCACCACAACAAGGGAACATTACTGCGTACAACGGAACTACTAAAGTTGCCACTATCAGCGGGACATTTTCTCCAGTACCCACGAGTGCGACCAGATACCACCTAGAGTCAAACACCATCGGTTTGAACATGGGTAGCACCGGCTACTCAACTATCGAAAACATCAATATCGTGGGATATACGATTTGCATGTACACCACAAACAACGGCTACTACAACACATGGTTGACCGTTAAAGCATTTGGCTTCATTTGTTTCTGGCTCGAAAGTGACGGCGGCGCAAACGCGCTTGTAAACTGCGAAGCACAATTCACGTATCAAGGCATTCGCGTAGATCGCGGCGACTTTGTAATGACCACTGGTTCTGTCGAGAGTTTGGTGTTTGACACGACTGATGGAACAGCGCAAGCAGGCGGCGCATTGACGATCACCCTTGCGGCCAGCGCAAGCAGTGTTAGTCAAAAGTGGACTGGCTACCGAGTTTTGATTGAGACTGGAACAGGCGCTGGACAAGCACGCACCATTTCAAATTACAACGGCACCACAAAAGTTGCTACGGTTGACACAGCATGGGGTACACAGCCTGATAACACAAGCGTTTACCACATTGGATCGGCTGCTACGCATACTTGCAACTATGTTGGCTTTGCCGGGTCGGGTACTGCCGCTTTGAAATCTGTCAACGTGTACTACGAAACATACACGCGAACTGGAGCGCTTGGCGACTATGGCGCAACAATGTTCCAATGCACATTGATCAGCCCAGCAAAACGTGGATACGCAAGTGTTTTGAGTGTTGCCGTTCCAAGTCAGTTCATTGTGACATCATTTCTTGGGGACTACACCCCGTTTACAAGAAACGTGCAAGTTGAGTTTGCAACAGCCATTCAAGGATCACCAACCGCATTTCTAAGAGCGCCATCTGGAAATCAGGTCGATGTGTATTCCCAAAATAATGTCACGTTTGGATACCTTGGCGCAAATGCTTTCTGTCCAAATGGAAGTTTCAACAACAGGTGGACTTCTGGAACAGGAAGCCCGGAGGGTTCGGTAACCGCTTCGCCGGGTGCGCTTTACACCAACATTTCAGGTGGTGCTGGCACCACTTTGTATGTCAAGGAAAGCGGCAACGGAAACATAGGATGGGTTGGAAAATGACAATGACTAAAATCTACCGTGATGCTTCAGGCAATCTCATCAACATCGGCGAATGGGATTTTTTGATTGAGGAGTACACAGAAGCCGCACCCGTGCCTGAGGGTTGGACTCCTGAGTCAAATATTCCTCTGCCAGAAGAATGCCGACCAGTTAAGAAAACACGGATCAGAAATCCGCTGCCCAATGGCGCGTATGAAGATCAAGCCGAAGTCGTGAAAGGGTCAGACGGCGGTTTGTATTTGGCAAGTGACCCAAGGGTAAATTAGGTCGGATGACTTAATTGGAATAACTGAAAGGAAATCATCATGCTAGAGAAAATTCAAATTGTTGACCGCATCGAAGTAGTCGAGAACGGCTGCGTGCAAGTGCGCACCAAGACCGCCATCATGGAGGACGGCGAACAAATCAGCGGCACGTTTCACCGCCGCATCATTGCCCCCGGCGATGACTACTTGGCTGAGGATACCCGTGTGAAGGCCATCTGTGCAGCGACGCACACCGCTGAAGTTGTTGCTGCATACCAAGCTGCGCAGGCTGCGCAAGTAATGCCTGCTGGTCTTCCACAGGGGTAAAGCTCGATGGATCAGACGATTGTCAACTGGTTGTTTGCAGGACTAGGTGCCGCCTTCGGGTGGGTGCTGAAGGTCGTCTGGGATGCCATTAAAGAATTGAAGGCCGACATGAAGCAGATCGAACGTGACCTCCCTGAAGTCTACGTCCGCAAGGACGACTTCAAAGTTGCAATGACTGACATCAAGGACGACTTCAAGGAGTTGAAGCACGACATGAAAGACGGCTTCAACAAGATCGACAGTACTCTCGGGCTGCTGTTTAAAAAGCTCGAATCCAAGTCCAACAAGGAGTAAATCATGCCCGGAATGATGATGAAAAAAGATAAGCCCGCCGCTATGCCTATGGCCTACAAAAAAGGCGGCGCGGTTAAAAAGCCCATGCCCTATGAAAAGGGTGGCATGGTACCTAAAGCAATGCACAAGAGGCCTGATGGCAAGATGATGCCCGGTGGCAAGCACGGCTCCGCCAAGACTAAGAAGTAAGTGCGATGATTGATCCGATCACCGCCTTTGCTGTAGCCCAAGGGGCAATCAAAGGCGTCCAAGCTGCAATCAAAATGGGCAAGGACATCAATAGCATCAGCGGTGATCTGATGAAGTTTTTCGAGGCGAAGGATGTCATCGCAAAAGAGTCGGTCAAAAAGCCCAAGTTTGGCAAGAGCGATACGGCGGTGGCGTTTGAGACGGTGATGCAACTCAAGCAGCTTCAGGATGCTGAGAACGAATTAAAACAGATGCTGATCTGGTCAGGTAATGATGATGTCTGGAACGCCATCATGTTGGAGCGTAACCGCATGGTTACAGAGCGAAAAAAGGCAGAGGCTGAAGTAGCTCACGCCAAGGCGGTAAGAGCAGAGGAAATTAGCGACATTGTGAATTTTGGATTGTGGACTGCGCTGGTGTCATCCATAGTCGGATTAGTGGCGTATTTGACTTGGCAAATTGTTGGAGATGGAAGATGAATGATGACAAAGGCGCACTGATTGAGAAGGCTACGTTTGCGATACTGCCGCTGCTGTTCTCCTGCGTTGTGTATCTGATGTCTGCCTTGTCGAACTTGAGCCATGAAGTGACCATCCTCAACAGCAAGATCAGCCTAGTGGTGACCAGCGACAACAAGCAAGCCAGCAACTCAGGCGCTGAACTCGCAAGAGAAAAGCTGCGACAGGATTTGGAAAAAGAAATCCAAAAGAACCGCGATGACATCATGCACAACCGACAAGAGATTGCCGTCATCAACACAAAGTTGGAGAAGAAATAATGGATTGGCTTAAACAAATTGCACCGACGATTGCTACTGCAATGGGTGGCCCACTGGCGGGCATGGCTGTGTCCGCTATCTCCAAGGCCATTGGGGTTGACCCTGACAAAGTTGGCGACATGATCTCCAACAACAAACTGTCAGCCGAGCAGATCGCACAGGTCAAGATTGCCGAGATAGAACTGCAAAAGCAAGCACAGGAGTTGGGCCTAAACTTTGAAAAGTTGGAGGTCGAAGACAGGAAATCAGCACGGGAGATGCAGGCCACAACGCGCTCTATGATGCCGCCAATTTTGGCTGGTACTGTGACCGTTGGTTTCTTTGGAATCATGGTGATGATGTTCTTCAACAAGATCGACTCTAACAACCCCGCCATCTTGATGATGCTCGGCTCGCTCGGCACCGCATGGACGGGCATCATTGCCTATTATTTTGGCAGCAGTGCTGGCTCGCAAGCCAAGACCGACCTGCTCTCTAAGTCAGGGCCAGTAAAATGAACCTGACCGAAAACTTCACGCTGTCCGAGATGACCAAGAGCGAGACGGCGCTGCGCCACGACATGGACAACTCGCCGCCCCAAGAGATCACCAGCAACTTGCAGGCGCTGGCTGTCCACGTACTGCAACCTGTGCGTGACCACTACGGCAAGGGCGTGAAAGTCAACTCTGGGTACCGCAGCCCCGATGTCAACGCCAAGGTCGGCGGCTCACGCACATCTGACCACTGCCGGGGTATGGCTGCGGACATCGAGATTCCGGGTGTCCCCAACCATGAGTTGGCCGAGTGGATTCGCAGCAATCTTTTGTTTACTCAGGTGATCCTTGAGTTCTATACTCAGGGTGTGCCGGACAGCGGCTGGGTGCATGTGTCATATGACCACGAAAACCTGAAGAAGCAGGCGCTGACTGCCGTCAAGGAAGACGGCAAAACGGTTTACCTACAAGGACTGGTCGCGTAATGGCTGGCGTCAAGATCATAGGCTTCCTCGGTACCGCACCGAAAATTTCGCCGGAGTTGCTTCCCAACACGGCGGGCCAAATTGCGAACAACTGCAAGCTGTACTCCGGTGATCTGATCCCCTATCCACAACCTGTTGTGATTGCAAATACAGCCCGCACGGGCGCAATCAAGACGCTGTTCGCGCTGCGCGACCCAGACACTGATGAGAAGAAGTGGCTCTCGTGGCTCACTGATGTGGACATCGCTGTCGCCTCCAAGACTGACAAGGATGAGCAACGGTTCTACTACTCGGGCGACGGTAAGCCCAAGGTCAGCAACTACGAACTGGCAACGACTGGCGCAGCGCCGTACCCCACGGGGTACTATGACCTCGGACTGGCACCGCCTGATGATGCGCTACAACTGACAACGACCGCTGGAACCTTCACCGAGAAGACGACTACTTCGTATGCCCGTGATGCAGCCAACATCGTCACCATCGTGACCTCCGCAGTGCATGGTCTGCGCACTGGCAACTCTGTGTCCATCTCCGGGTTTAGCTACATCAACGGCACATACACGCAGACAGGATCGACCCGCACTGGCACCTATAACCAGAATTCTGGCACACTGTCGCTGACCGTCGTGATTACTAATCATGGTCTTCAAACCGGCATGGTGACAAACCTCCAGTTCAGCGCCGACCCCACCATTGACGGCGCGTACTCGGTCAGCGTGATTGACAAGGACACTTTTGCTATCACAGCCCCGGTAGCAGCCGCTCGGTCGGGCAACATTACGTGGGTAAACTCGGGCACTACAACCATTCAGGTTACGCTTACCGCCCACGGATTGTCAAACGGCGCACAGGTGACGTTGGATTTCACATCTGGTACTGCCACCGACGGCACGTACACTGTCACCAATGTCGCGGCCAACACGTTTGACATCATCACAACGGTGCCCAACACGACCAGCGGCACTGTGAAGTGGGACATCCGCAACCTGAACGCGACCAACGTCGAATGCACAGTCACCAACACAACGACCTTCACTTACTTCAGCCCCGGCCCCCAGATCACTACAACCACGAGCAGTGCTGGTAAGGTCAACCTCGGTGGGCTGACGCAAGCGCGGTCATACACCTTCACATGGATTACACCTTGGGACGAGGAGTCCATCGCGGCCAAGCCGTCCGACGACTTGTTTATCAAGGAAGGCATCTCTGTCACGGTGTCCAACATCCCCACGGTCAAACCGTCTGGCAACAACTTTGTGCGTGGTGTGAAGCTCTATCGCACGCTGGCGGCTGCGTCGGGCACGGAGTTCTACTTGCTCCAGACCCTGTGGTTTCCTACCGGGTTGGCCTCGGTGCAGCGCACAGCCAACGTCTCGCGGGTCGCACTGATCTTCCCCCACAACCTGTCGGTCGATGATCGCTTCAAGATCAGTGGTTGCACCGTGGCGTCCGTCGACATCACGGGTGGCATCGTCACGGATGTGATTGACGATTACACGTTCGAGTACGCGCAGGTGGCAGGGAACGTTGGCAACACCATCGTAGCCGCAGGCACCATGTTCCATGATGTCTCTGAGAACCCGCCCACCACGACTGCGCGGTACTGGGGTGATGGCGGTGTGTACACCTTCCTCGATGACTTTGACTCGCGTGACCTGTTTGACATCCTTGCCACGGACAACTACGACGCGCCGCCCGAAGACTTGCAGGGGTTGACCGCCATCCAAAACAACATCCTCGTGGGCTTTGTCGGCAACACGTTGTACTTCTCCGAGCCGAGTGCCCCGCACGCATGGCCTGCTTCGTATGCTGTCAACCTCGAACACAACGTCGTGGGTATCGCGGCGATCAGCGGCTCTACGCTGGTGACGACAGACTCGTACCCGTACATCGTCTCGGGGTCTGACCCAGCCAATGGCATGTCCACAGCGCGGATCGACGCCAACTTTCCGTGCCTGAACAAGAACAGCATAGTGACGATGGGCTATGGCATCGTGTATTCCACGCACGACGGACTGGCGGTGTATTCGCCCAGCAGTGGCGCGGGCATCATCACCAAGCTGCTGTACAACAACGACACGTGGCAGTCCACTATCAGCCCCAAGACGGTGGTGGCTGAGTACTACGGCGATAACTACTTCGCCTCGCATTCGACGGGTGCCTTCATCTTCGAGCAGGACGCCAAGGTCGGCGGGTTCTTCGTCAACGCAGACTACAGCTTCTCGGCTTCGTTCTATGACTCCATCGACGGCATCGTGTACTACGTCAGCGGCACCAATGGTGACATCTACGAATGGGACAACCTTGCGCAGCCGCCTGTAATTCAGGAGTGGAAGTCCAAGGTCATCGTTACCAAAGACATGATCAACCTCGGCGCAGCGCGGGTGGTTGCAGACTACTCCACCGTGACACAGACATGGGATGCCGATGTGCAGGTGTGGAACAACGCATTGACCAACTGGAACACGGCGGACGAGATTACGTTTTACCTCTGGGTAAACAAGCAACTGATCTTTACGACAGCAGTCAATGATGTAGATGGGTTCCGCCTGCCGACCGGGTACCGTACCGATACATTTGAGGTTGGTGTCGAAGGCAACATTCGGGTTCGTGCCATCTATCTGGCCGAAACCATGCTTGGATTGAGGGAGGTCTGATGGCAACACGTGGCCCACGCTTCACAGCGATACCGTCTATCCCGCAAGGCGGGCTGAGTGATTGGCAGTTCAACACCCTGACTGCCATGAAAGAGAACATCGAGTTGCTGACTGGCGCTCGGGGTGCCGACAACTCAGTCCGTGCTGTTGTCAAGGGTCAAGTTACGGTGTCCAACCCGGCGACCCAGAACATGACTCGCGTGACTGCGCAGGGCACGGGTTATACAATAGGCGGGGCGACTGTGCCGAGCCTTGACGATTATGGTAAGTTGGTGTCTGATGTTCAGCAGCTTGCAAATGACGTAGCCAATTTACGAGCAACGGTGAACACGTTGATCAACCAACTGAAAGGATGAACATGCAGAACCCCTACAACATGTCGATGCCCGATATTCCACCGGCGCTTGCAAGCATTTTGAATGTCGGCAGCGCAGGCACCCCTTCAATGAATACACCCCCAATGGCTGGCCTGTCGGGCGGCATGGGCGGCGCGGCAACTTTCGCTCCATCGTACCAAGCTGGCGGCATGATTGGTTCCGGCGGTGCGCCTGATATGGCCGGTATGTCCAGTATGCCCGGTGCAGGTATGAGCGCCGGTACGGGCGTTGGTGTCAGTGAGCAGGCAGTTGGACAGGGCGGCACAATGTCGCCCCAGATGCTGGAGATGCAGGTCAACCAGTTTGCCACGCAGAACCCACAACAGGTTGCGGCCATCCGGGTAGCGATCCAGCAGGTCATGCAGACCGGCGAGTTGACACAGCAAGAACTTAACATGGTTGTCCAGTTAGCAACAGTTGCTGCACAGAACCCCGAGATGTATCCTTACGTCCGCAAGTTTGCCATCCAAAACGGTATCGCCACCGAGCAGGACTTGCCGCCCCAGTACGATCAAGGTCTGGTGTTTGTTCTGTTGCTTGCGGCCCGTGCCATACAGGCTGACACCGGTGGTCAGAACATGATGCAAGGCGGTTCTCCCGCAATGGCCGGTGGCCCCGAGATCAGCGCCTCCCAAGTCTCCAGCGGCGCAGTGCCGTCGATGGCCCGTGGCGGTATGACCCCTGACTCCAGAAAGACCGATGGCTCTGTACTGATCAACGCCCATGAGGGAGAATTCGTTATCCCCGCCAACGTCGTGAAGATGAAGGGCAAAGAGTTCTTCGACAGCTTGGTTGAGAAATACAAGGACGCATGATGACAGACATGACCATTGAGATGTTGACACCTGAACGAGTCACTGAGTTGTGGCCGGTTCTGGAGCCGCATTTTGACGCTGCATGTAAAGGCAATGAGATTGCCAAAGACGAACTGGACGCCAAGGATATTTACGTCCTTGCAATCGCTGGACTGGTTGCAGTCTTTGTTGGATTCGAGGACGGCGAGCCTGCTTGTGTGATGGGCATTCAGTTCAACACCGCCAACGGTAAGAAGGGCGCAGATGTGATGGCGCTCGCTGGCCGTGGTTTGATGAGATTCAAATCTGCATATTGGCACATCATCCTTGAATGGCTCAAAGCCAACGGGGTGGAGTTCCTTGATGCGTATGCACCTGAGCGTCTTGCAAAGATTTATATGAACCGTTTCGGGTTCAACAAGTCATGTATGTACGTCAGGATGGCCCTATAAGGAGATCGAAATGAGCAATGCCGTAAAAACTATCATCGGGGTTGCAGTTGCAATCGCCATTCCATTTGCTGCTCCGGCTATCGCCGGGGCAATCGGCGCATCGGCGGGTATCACTGCGGCCACGTTCGGCATGTCCGCAACTGTCGGTAGTGTGCTGGGTTCCGCAGCCGTAGGCGCAGCACTGGGAGGCGCATCACAGGCGGTACTCGGTGGCGACGTTGGGCGAGGGGCATTGCTGGGGGCGATTGGAGGAGGCATCGGGGGGTATACCACTGCACCGACTGCTGCTGGAGGCGGAGTTACTCCCGCCGCTGGAACCGCAGCACCCACCGCCGCGACGACCACCGCAGGGGTTTCCCCCGTAGACTACAGCCTTGGTACAGGTGTTACATCGGGTCTTAGCGGTGCCACAGGCGGTGGCGGTGCGGGGCTGACAATGCCCACCTCGTTCGGCGGTGCAGGAGCGCCCACCGGATTGGCCGGTGCTGGTGGCCCAGCCGGGTTCACTGGCGCGGACTACAGCCTCGCATCTGGGGCACAGTTCCCCACTGTGGGCCTCAACCCCGCTACGGCTGGCTTCGGTCTGCGGGCCGCTGATCCGGGCTTCTTCCAAGCTGGTGTGTCCAACGCACTGACAACGGGCACCCCGATTGACTACAGTCTTGGTGCTTACGCTCCATCGTCAACCGGTTTGCAGGTCGCATCGGTCAATCCGGTTACAGGCGGCACTCAAGTCACGACTGGTGCAGGTACTGCCCAGTCAACAACTCCGATCTCTCAGTACTCGGGCGGTTCCTACGTTGGCCCCACCGGCGCTGCTACAGGCGGCACGATTGCTGCTGGCACAGGTACAGGCGCAACGGCTGCGGACAAGCCCACCACGTTCATGGATGCGTTGTCCAAGGTGCCCGGTGAGATCGCCGCCAAGTTCAATGATCCGAAGGCGCTGGCTGATCTGACATTGCGGGCCGCAGGCCAACTGGCTGGCTCCGTCATTGCTGGCGATGGCCTATCAGACCAAGAGCGTGCCTTGCTGACCGCGCAAACAGACGAGTTGCGTACCCTCCAGCAGACCAACGCTGGCTTGTTTGCACAGCGACTGGAGCAGGCACAGAACCTTATGGGCGAATCCAAGTATTTCGACCCTGAGTACTTCGGCTTGCAACGCGCACGCCGCGCCCAGACTGCCGCAGCCAAAGCCAAACGTGCTGGGCTGCGTGGCCTTGAAGGTGCGGGTCGGGCTGCGGAAGCACGTCGCTTTGATCTGGCAACTGCCCGTGATGTGGGCACGTCGTTTGATCAAGGCTATCTCACTGGTGTGGGTGGCCGCTTGCAAACCATGCAGGCCGGTATGCAGATGATGCCTACAAGCTACCCGTCCAGTATGGGCGACTACACGAACTTGCGTGGTGCGTACACCGCAGCAAATCAGCGGGCGCGGGAGACTCAAGGCGACATTGGCAACTTGTTCGGTTCCCTGACCGGGGGCCAGCGGTCGCAAGGTCGCGGTTAAGGAGATACTATGAACCTCGGACAACTACTTGGCGGCGCTGGCGTCGTCGGTCAAGGGATGCGACAGGCTGAAGAAGCCGAGCGCGTTTCCCGTCAGAACCAGCTTATCATCGAAGAACAGAATCGGACAGCCGATCTGAAGAAGCAGTTGGCCGGGTTGCAGATGCCGTCTTTCCAGCCGGTAAACGTGGCTCAGTACACGCAGCAGTTCATGCCCGGACAAACGATGCCGATGGGTGCCGCTCCTGCACCTGCACCTGCTGCTGCGGCTCCCGCTGCGCCTGCTGCGCTCGGTGTGGCTCCGGCTGCACCCGGTGTGGCTGCTACTGCTCCGGCTGCGCCCGGTGCTGCCCCCGGTGTGGCTGCTCCTGCTCCGGTCGCGCCACAGCCAACGATTCAGGGCCGCACACTGCCGCCTGTGCAACTTGACATGTCGCAGTCTCAGGCTGACCGGCTGGCGCTGTTGCGTGCGCCCACGGCCATCCTTGACGTAGCCCAAGCCCCGGTTGCGGCTGGCCTGAATCTATTCGGTGCGGGTGTTGCGGGAGCACAGAACCTTGCAGGCCGGGTGGTCAACGCTATCACTGGTGAAACTACGCTGCCGACAGACACGCAGTACCGTCAGTTCTCCATGACTCCGTTTTACGACCGCTATGTACGAGAACCGGAGCAGGCCGCGACTGATGCTGCGCAGGCACGGCAACGCAGCACACTTCCACCAACCCCTGCGGCGCAACTGCCCAACCCACAGCAACTGTTGCAAGCCATGATTCAGGTGGAGAGTGCGGGTAAACCCGGTGCTGTTAGTAACAAGGGTGCTACTGGTTTAATGCAGGTGTTGCCATCCACGGCCATGAAACCCGGCTTCGGTTTACCCAACGTGTTTGACTTTGCCGAGCAGATGGGCACACAGGTTGGCAAGCGCAACGAAGCAGAAGCCAAACGGCTGCTGGCTGACCCGACGGTGGGCGCTGGCTACGGCCAACGGTATATGGACGCCATGCTCCAGCGGTACAACGGCAATCTGGAATACGCACTGGCTGCATACAACGCAGGGCCGGGGCGCGTGGACAAGTGGCTGGCCGCTGGTGCCGACTTCAACAAGCTCCCGGAAGAAACTCGTACGTACATCCCGAAAGTTCTGGCCGCTTTAGCTCCTACGGGTGCTGCCGCTGCTCCCGTCCCCGGTGCTGCCGCTGCACCCGGTGCGGCTCCTGCGGCGTTGGAAGTTCCACAGACTCCGGCCCGCAATATGGAGATGGCCGAGTTTTACCTTGCCAACCCCGAGTCCATCCCGTATGAGTTGCAGCAGGTCAACCAGATGGCGCAGCAACAGGCTGCGTTTCTGACTCAACAGCGCAACGAAACCGCACAGTTGGCACAGGTGTACCTGCGCAGTGGTACCCAGCAGGGTATCGAAGCGGCCATGCGGTTGCGCGAGAACATTGGTCAGCTTGACGCAAGCCTGCTCCAGATTCAGCAACAAGTTGGACAGAAGCAAACGTATCTGCAAGGGATGCAGGGTCTGCGTGAACTCGCCACTGCCAACGATCCACGTCGTCTGTCTGGTGTGCTGACCCAGTTCATGGGCACCCCAGTGGGAATCCAGCCTCGGCCTGATGGCAAGTACAACTACTTCATCAATGGCAAAAAGGTGCAGGACGGTGTGTCCCCAGCGCAGTTGGCCGCGATGGCGCTTAGAGAGTTCAGCCCGGAAGCCCGTACTGCCAGCGCACAGTCGGCGCAGTTAGAGAACGAACTGGCGCTCAAGCGCAAGTACGGCGACGCACTGGTCAACGCCATGCGTGACATCCAGAAGGCCATGATCGACGGTGAGTACAAGATTGCCGAGGAACGTGCCAAGCAACTTCAGGGTAAGTTGACTATCGACACAAGCAAGGGCGTGGCATACTTCCAACAGGGCAATCGTGTATTTGTAATCAACCCTGACGGCAAGGTCGAAGAAACTCCGCTTGGCAAGATAGAACTTCCGCCAGCCGCTCGCCCAGTCGTAGGGCTAAACATGGGACGTTGATATGGCAACCAAAGGACTTTCGTTTGAAAACCCTCTTTATCAGGACGCAAACGGGGTTCCATCTGCGGTCGTAAATCCGTTTGGGTTTCAAAACGCAGCATCGGCGTCAGGTTCTGATGCGCTGCGCGACGACCTCTCTAGCCTCGCCATCATGGGTGGCATGGGTGTACGACTCGCCCGCCAAAATCAGTTCACGATGCCGGAGATGAAGCAGCCACCGTCCATTGGCTACAGCCCGTCGCGCAAAGAGTTCTTCGTCCAAGGCACCACGTTTTCCAGTGACGACGCACAGTCGTTGGTGCAGGCCGAGGGTCTGCTCGGTGGCCCATCAACGGGTTTACCCACAGGCGGAGACTGGATGCCGCTCGACTCACAGTCCTACGGTCAACTGGTTCAGAACGTGCGCAACCCTTCGCTGGGCACGCTGGCCGCACGCAACTTTGGGCGCGGCGTCGATGTCACGCAGATGCTGGCTGGCCGCGCCTTGCAACTTGCCGGTGCCGAGGAGACTGGTGGTCGCATCGTTGGTCAGCAGATGGAAGACCTGCGCAAGACAACCCCCTACGAACGCCAGTTCACCGACATCGAGTCGGGTCGCGGTGCCGTTGAGTGGCTGGTAGCCAACTTCGCCCAGCAAGGGCCGAACATGATCGAGTCCATCGCCACGGCTGGACTGGGTTTCCTCGCTGGTACTGCCGCCTCTGGCACTCCGGTGGGTGGCGCAGCCGCTGCGTTCTCCAGCCTGCTGGGTAAAGCTGCGTGGAAAGAGGGCGTCAAGTCTGCTCTGTCCAAGCAAGCCAAGGGTGAGGCGCTCAACATCGCAGAACAGAAACTGCTGCGTGAAGCAGC